CTTTGCTTCACGTTCAACAATTTCTTTAAAAGAAATACCGGTCTCTTTAGCCTCTACAAACATATCTTTTGACAATGCTATTGTTTCAATCTTCATGTGTTCCTCCTCTTATCCTAACCTAAAGGTTACCGTTTTAGCAGTTGTATCAACATCAACAATACGGTACTTTCTCCCTGTTTCTTCTTCTCCCGGTATCTTTACACCACCACTTCCATCAGCAACCAGTTCCTTATCGTCGCCAACCTGGGGTGCAGTCCCGGTATAGGGAAGGGTAACATACCCTGTTTCCTTAACCACACCGTATTCATTTCCTGTATCAATGGTAACAAGTACCCCGCTAAAAATATCCCCTGAGCTGCACAAACTAACCGTTTTTGCTGCACTTACTTTTACAGGATAGTTTTCATGCGTTCCTCGTACTATACCGCTTCCCAGATGAAATGTTGCATAATCATCAATGCCGTTAAATGATAGTCCAAATTCCATATATGCCTCCTATTTTATGGTATACTCTTCCGGATTCAATGTAGTGTCTGCTTCCCCACCTATGACTGCACTTGCCCGCTGCATCGTGCTGCCACATGAGGGACATGTATACGGATAGAGCTTCTCGGCTTTAATTCTATAAGCATCTCTAAGCTGTAATGCCTGATTATAATCAGCTAAAAGTATGGTGTTCTTAATAGCATCAGGCAGGCTTTCACCTTCAATAAGTTGTGCAAATTTCAGTGCCTCGTTTCGCACATCTTCAACAATATGACCGGATAGCTCAACATCCTTCTTTAACTGCGCTACTGTAGCATCATCAGGTTCAACTCCTAATGAAGTAAACAAGCCATGCAGCTTTTTTACCTCATCACTCAATGATGTTACCCGCCTGGTGATATCTTGCAGTAATACATTTACCTGTGCATCGCCAAGCTCTATTGTTTCGCCATTACCATAGTTTGCTGCTTCAAGCCCAATGTTACTTATCCATTGCCGTGTAATCTTCATTGTTTCATCTCCTTCATTCCTTTTTCCAGGCGTTTTGCCCCCTGCAATAGCCTGTATATCAACTCGCTTTGCCAAACTGTCGGCCCCTTGCCACACTAATGACAATTCACCAAAGCTTATAATATTGGTTGCAATAACCCGTACAACCTGTCCGTCTACTTCCTCACCTTGCAAATACCAAAAATCATCAAGATTCGGATGCGACTTTTCATACTGAAATACTACATCACAACTTGCACTGTGAATAGCGCCTTCCTTAATACCAGCAATAACCTTCTGATTAAACTCTTTGGTTAATTTTAACCGTGCGTTTATTCCGGGTATTACACTTTCATCATATTTGCTCTGGGCTACAACCCCAAGCCAGTTTTCAACCCGCGTATCATGATTGCTGTATACCGTTTGCCCTTTCAAAAGACGGTACCCCTTTTTTAAAACACCTTCTTTTGAAAAATCCAGCATCATCCCTCGCCATGGAAACTGCGTTGCCGATAATGCCCTGAAACTTACATATAAATATGTGTCATCTTCAGTAAGCGAATCACCATCATAAAGTGGATCATCGGTGTCATCAAACCGTGCATGAAAAAATCGGCTTGCCAGCTTGCATTGCACAATCATCCGCTTTTCATCAATTCTCCCACCATGCCTCTCTAACTCGGCAAAAAATTGTTCCAAACGCTCCATGTCATCCTCCGCCAATAAAAAAACCGATATACGAACATTGTCGCATATCGGTTATAGGTTTTTGTATCTGTGGTATAAATCTAAAATGCTTCCAGTTGCGTCAAAAGGTGTTTAAAATTGTTTAAAAATAATAACCCATCCTTGTCTATACCCCCTTGCAAAAAGGCTTAAAAAATAGCCTGCTATTAGCTACATCCAGTCCCCATTGAAACGTCCCTTGCTGGCTCATGCCATTACCCTGTAGTACAACTTCTGGGCTCTATCCCGTACATGCTCAGGCAGCTTTTCCAGCGGATACTGCCCCTTTACAATCTCCGCAATGTGCCAGTACCATTCTTCGTGATTTTCTACATACATATATTCTTCATTCACCCATTCTGCAAAGAATGCACCATTTGTAATATAGCGTATATCCTGCTCCTTTACTACATCTGTGTTTTCTAAATCATCACGTATCATAGGCCATTGCCTTATATAGCTTGGTTCATGGTCACCATCAGGGTCTTCTACATTATCCATAATGTTAATTAAATATTCTAAATCTGTCATAATATTTCAAGGTATCCTTTATTATTATCAATATCTTTCGTTAATTTATACATCGTTAATATTGTGCCGGTATGCTCTTCGATAATTGCTAACCCTCTATATGCATTGTTGTAAAATGCCCACTTTATTCGCTTGCCTTCCTTAAAGGTATATACATTGTCAAAATTTTTCAACACATTTTTAGTAATTTCTTCATAGCTTTCATCATAACTGCTAAATTCATTCCCATGCTTAGTAATGTGTTGTTGCAAACGTTTATCATCATCCTTACTGTCCCAATATGCATTGGTTCTTTGTTGCTCAACCTTGGCAAGCAGTTCCTGCTGTGTTAAGCTTGCTATCTGCTTCCTTCGTACCTTCTTCGATGCCGGCTCCTTACTCTGTGCCGGCTCAACCACACCCTGCAATGTTCCGCTGCTCTTTTTTACCACAATATTTTTTGTAATGACCGTTGTAGTCCGGCACCGTCCATGGTATGGCGGTAACTTGCAGCTAATGCTATCCATAATCTTTTGAGTGCTCAACCCCTCAAAGCTGCGTACCTGCCCCGGCGTTGGCCATGCAAACTTTTCTTTTAGCTCATCCATCGGTGTTTGCAAAACCTCACGTACATGGTCTGCAAGCATTTGTACTTCAATGCGCCTGCCATTCATCTCCCTGCATATAGCACTGGTTTTATTATCAAGTATCGCTACAATTTCAACCATTGCAATCCCAAGCCGCTCATATTGAAATATCCTGCCATAGTTGCGTGCTTTGTTGACAGCGTTGCGCATGCATAAATCATAGTAATCGGTAATATGGGGATGCTCAAATGCTTCCCCCAGTGCCTTCCTTACCTTTGTTACTACCTCTTTGCTGTAGGCACGCTTACCCTGTAACTCATCTACCACTACCTGCCGTAATACATCAGAATAATTTTCAAACTGCTTCCCAAAAAAATGTTGATCATGCCTGGTAAAAAATTCTATAGCATTGGTATCCTCAACCTTCCACTGATCATCATCCCATATCCTCCCCAGCCCCAGACGGTATGCTGTACCCGTCCACTTTTGTATGGTATCAGTACATTCTCCGGGCAGCTCATCTTGCATTTTCTGCTGCAAAATAGCCATAATATCATCAGCATCACATTCTATCACTATACCGGCTATACCCTCATGGTATTTTACCGTATAAATGTCAAAGAACTCAGTAGCATACCCTTTTTCTACATCGGTTATGCTATCACCAAGCTTTTTTTTTTAGCTAACTGCACAATAATACGTTCCTTTTCAAGCTCGTATATACCCCGTGCTTTATTGTAACTCAATACCGCAGTGGTTTCATCGCTTTGCCGGTATGCCTGTGCATAGCCCAGCTCATGAGCTAATGTGTCATTGTCAATAATACCTGCATCCCTCCGCTCAATTGCCATTTGCTGCTTAATCTGGTCAGCCTGTACCTTCTCTAAACGCTTTAAACTGTACATATCATTAAATACAATATGTGCTGTTGCCGGTATTTGCTTCATCGTTAAATGCATATTGTATATACGCTCGTTTGCACGCTTAATCATACGCCGTATATTATCAATCTTGCCCAGCAGCGTTTCATAACATACCGTTGCATACGTTTCCGTTGTGCTATACGTCCTGCCAAGCATGGCAGGGTCTATATCAAGCCCGCTTGCTACCTGCTGCTCGGTTGCCTCAATGATATTGTTTACATCACCAGCAGCTTTGCTGACATTGTGATGTTGCATATCAATGTCGGTACCCGTAATGGCAATACCCTTTTTCATATTCTTTTTAAACATGCTAAAGTAGCGCTCTAACTTTAGTTGCAACCTGTGCTCATATTCATGTGGAGCTTCGTTAAACCCACGGGTATCGCTTACCTTAAGCCATGTAATACCCATGAGCCCCCAGAGCTGCATTAAACTGTCAATATTACGCCATTGCTCATATTGCCTCATAAGGCTTTGCAACGCTGCTAAAAACGGTGGTATGGCATACGGGCTATCTTCTTCGGTCAAAAGCGCAATGTAGGTAAATGTCATGGTATTCAGATTGATAGTTTTCCCTACAATATGCTGTACCGGCATGTAGCGGTTGTTGCGTAACATAAACCGTATCGTCTTTACCGGAACCTGATAAACAAATGCAACACCATCAAAATTATTACCTATAACCATCTCCTGACATAAAGCGCCGTTAATACATATCTGCCGTATCTGCTGGTTAATATATCCGTCAAGCCCCGCATCGTTAGGGAATATGTTCTTTGCTATATAATTAAGCTCCTGTAATGCATTGGTTACAGCACGACTGCTGCCTTCAATCTCTACCGTGTGCCCTGTATTGCCAAGCATGGTAATCTTTTGAATGGTTTGGCTTACATCAGGATTAATTACCGCTAATTTGCGTATAATATCAATAAATTCAATAGGAAACGATGGACTTACTTCTCCAATCTCGTCATCAAACCTGGTATAGTCAAAATACGGACTGCGTGATGCCGATTCCGTTGCAATGGATATCTGCCTTGGCTTCAATAATCGCTGTAATAATCCTTTTATCATCCAAATACCGGTTCCACTCTGGGAGTAAAATTGCCTCTTCCTATCTGGAAGGCTATAAATGCACTGTTCAATGCCATGCCAAAGTGATTGGCAACATTCTTTTTATACTCAACCTTTTCATACCCTTTGGCATCAACTACCTTTTCCTTCTCTAAGTTTTTAAGCTGAAACCTAAACTTTTCAAATACCTCTAACTCGTGCGCATCCAGCTTTTTGGGGTTTGGTAATATAAAAAAACCCTCCTGCAACAAACTTACCATGTCTTCTATGCTTGTGGTACGGTCATGTTTTACCACCGGAATGTCAACATCACCATCATGCTCGTTTTTGGTTATCAGTTCCT